GATCGAAGTATCTCGAAATGGGATTCAAACTCCTGGGCGCCTTCCCCTCCACGCCGGCCATCGTCAAGATCAGCGGAGACAAGGACGCCGCGCCGATCGCCGTCCAACACTTCGAGACGATCAAAGCCCTCCCCCTGGAGGAACGCAAGCGCCGACTCGACGAGATGATCGAGACGGTCAAGCGCACTCCCTTGAGGATCGCCCGATGACGCCCGAAGAACGCCAGGAGCGCGCCGAGAACCGCTTCCTGCTTCTCAACACGAAGCCCGCGGCCAGGAACTTCGAACTGTCCCTGTGCGCCGAGGACCCCGCCTATTGGATCTGGAACGATCAGCACTACGTCTGGACCCGGGACGAATACGATCCCGTCTCCCCCGTCAAGCCCTTCCCGGACGAGCCCGGGCTCCGCGACCTGCTCGATGAGATCCACAACGGCCAACAGCAGGTGACGTGCATCGGGAAATCCCGGCAACTGACCGTGACGTGGCTCGTCGTCGCCTACTTCGTCTGGTGGGCAAGGTTCATCCCGAATCAACTCCTGTTCATCCAATCAAAGAAGGAAGAGGACGCCGCGAACCTCGTGTTCAACAAGGAAGCCGGCATGGGCCGCGCGTCCTTCATCGAGGAGAACCTGCCGAAGTGGATGAAACAGGACGTCAGCCCGTCCTACGGGATCCTCCTGTACCCGAACGGCTCCAAACTCTGGGGCATCCCCCAAGGCGGGGACATCATCCGGTCGTACACCGGCTCGGGGCTATTCTCCGATGAGGCCGCCTTCCAACCCTTCTGCCGTGAGGCTTACCGAGCGGCGAAGGCGTGTTGCAGGAAGATGGTCATGGTGTCCTCGGCCGAGGGCGGGTCGTTCTTCGGCCAACTGTCGGGGTTCGAGATCGACCAGACCGGGACCTTCGGGGGCGCCGAGTGACCAAGGGGATCCAGAAATGGACGACCCCCTCCGGCATCCGGACGATCCGGCTCCACTACAGCGCCTTCTCCAAGCGGGATCCCGACACGGAACAAGGCCGCGCCTGGATGCACAAGGCCCTCGAAGGGTACATCGGTGGAGCGGAGAACCCCGCCTGGAAGATGGAGCAGGAGATCGACTTCTCCATCCGGTCCGGTGTGCCGATCTACAAGATCTTCCTCGAAAAGCACCACGTCGCGGCTCTGCCGCTCAAGCCCTTGAAGAACGTCCCGATCATCCGGGGGTGGGATTACGGACTCACGCCGGCTGTGGCGATCGCTCAACTGACCCCGCGGCCGCACCTGAACATCTTCCCGTCGATCTTCACGCCGCAGACGGACTCCGTGGGCATCAAGCGGTTCACCGAGCGCGTCATCGAATACTGCAACGTCATCTTTCCCGGGTTTTCGTTCATCGACTACGGGGATCCGGCCGGGAATCAACAGGCCCAGACCGACGAGCGGACCTGCTTCGACATCCAGCGGGAATTCAAGGGCCCGGACGGATACCCCCTCGTGCAGGTCGAAGCGGGGGAGATCACCTGGACGGGCCGGCACAAAGCGATGGAGGAAGCCCTCCGCAGGATCGAGGACGACGGAGTGCCTTTCGTGCAGATCGACCCAAGGGAGCGGTTCTTGATCGACGCCTTCAAGGGCGGGTATCGGAAGAAAAAGATCGCCAACAAGGAACTCTACCTTGACGAGCCCGAGAAGAACGAATACTCGCACCTGATGAACGCTCTCGAATACCTCGTCTCCCGGTTGCAGTACGGCCGGCCGATGGTTCGGAAGAAACCGGTCGAGGATAGCGTCGCAATGACCTACTCAGCGTAAGGAGGATCGAATGTGGCCCTTTGACGGTAAGAAGATCGAGCCGAAACCGACCGAGTTGGTGGGATACCAGAGGATCCCCAAGGACGGCCGCACCGACACGGGATTCGTCAAACCCAAGGCCGGCACGATGGGCAACCAGAACATGAACAAGATGATGGAACAGATCGAGGACGACGAGGCAGGAAGAACGCCCAAGGCGCCTAAAAGGAAGTAACCCATGCCGTTTACCCTCATAGATTCAAAAGTGGTCGAAGCCGCCGGGTCCGGGACTTCCCTTTCCCTGGCGGCCACCATGAACATCGCGGCGGGGGATCTGCTTGTTGGTATTGCAGGGTGGTTGGATGGAGTAGGCGGCACACTCGCAATGACCGATGGCGGCAGTAATGTTTTTACTCTTACTGCCACAGAGGGCAGTTATGCTGCTCCTGCTACCAAATTGCGCTTTGGCTATATGCTTTCCGCTTTTGCCAATGGGACCGCCACGTTTAGTTTCACCAACACCACTTCCAGACCAAATAGAACTTTCATCGTGCTCCAATTAAGACCGAATGCGGGAGCAACGGTAAGCCTCGATCCTTCTCCGACCAATTACAACTATGTGAGCGGAGAGACGGGAACGACAGTACAAAGCAGCAACATGACAACGGTTGGAACAGACACCGTAGTGGTCGGAGCAGTAAAAACGTATTTAGCCAGGACGTTCTCCTCGCATCAGATAGGCGATGTTGCGGCCGATGGAGTGGCCGCAAACGGGACACGAAATTGCGCCTGGTATCGGATTCTCACGGCCGGGATGACGGGACACTCTCAGGTCACGCTTAATACTGCCGGTGCTTATGTTGTGGGCATCATTGGGTTTAAGAGCACAGGCGGGGGCGCGGGCGGAAGTATTCCCGGAATCCTTTCCCAATATCGCAGGAGGACCGCATGAGATTCCTGAAAACAAATACAGCCGTCATCGTTACGGTGGGACCCTTCTACGACAAGACGGACGGTGTGACGATCGAGGGAGCCCTCACGATCACGAACGAGCGGATCACAGCGATCAAGGATACGGATGACGGGAACGCCCCGACGCTCATCCTCGACAACATCACCGGCGCGGCCTCGGCCACGGACAACGATCTCAACTACATCACGAACAACGACGCGGGGCTCATGCAACTGGAACTGACCGCGGCGAATCTGAACTTCCTCGGCCGCCTGTTCCTTACGATCACCGACGCGGCGAACCACGTCCCGGTATTCCACGAATTCATGGTGATCTCGGCCCAGATGTGGGACGCCATGTTCGGTACGGGGAACCTCAATGCCGATGTGGTGAACTGGAAGGCAAGCGCGGCGCCGGCCATGACGGGAGACGCCTTCGCTCGCCTGGGAGCCCCCGTGGGAGCCTCCATCGCCGCGGATCTTGTCACGATCGCTGGATACGTCGATACCGAGATAGGCGCCATCAAGGACGATACGGCCGCTATCCTCTTGGACACCGGGACGGACGGGGATGTGGTCAACGCCGCGGGACTGGCGACGGATGCCGTCACCGAGATCGTCAACGCTATCAAGGCGGCTGTGGTCGAAGCCCAAGGATCCATCACCCTGCAACAGGCCCTCTCGATCATCCTCGCGGTCCTGGCCGGCGTGACGGCAAGCGCAGGAGCGACGATCAAGGACCCGTCCGGTACGGCAACCCGTGTCGCCGCAACGATCAACACGTCCTCGGAGCGTACAGCGATGACGCTGACGCCGAGCGCCTGACAGGGGGCAACCCCTTTTTTTATCCTGGGCTATGCCCTGGGAGGATATGCCGAATGGAGAAACAAGAGTTTTTACAGAGACAGCCAGGACGGCCACTCCTTGGAACGCCCTGGCAGAAGGACCCCGCGGATTGCCAGCACACCCTCATGCAGTTCAAGGGGACGGCTTTCGTCGACGGCAAGACCTCCCACCGGATCGAGCAGATCTTCCAATGCCAGGACTGTGGGCTCGTCCACAAGGTCCCGCGATCGGTGAAGGAGGCGGGGGTGAGCGGCGCCGTGGACATTGACGATCCGCGCGTGAAGCGATCCCTCCGTCTGACGCCCTCCGTCGTCGCCCGCCTGTTCCCGTTCAAGGAGGGCAGGGGAGGCACGAAAGAAGGCATGGAGATCTTCCAGGTGCCGAGATCCTACGGAGGGGCCAGAGGATGACGAATCAAGAGATCGTCGACTTCCTGAACGCCGCCCTCAAGGAATCCACGGATACCTTCGGCGATTTCCGGAAGGTCATGACGGAGTGCTACGACCGCTATCGGTCGTACCGGAACTACTCGAAGAAGAAGGAATGGCAACACAAGATCGTCGTCCCGTCCGTCTATCCCGCCATCAAAGGCGCCTCCGGACTCCTGAAACGCATCCTGATGAAAACCCCGGAATTCTTTGAATTCGTCCCGGAGCGCCAGGACAACGCGCCGCAACAGATGGACCCCGCGACCGGTCAGCCGATCGAGGACCAGATGGACAACTTCGCGCGGGCCTTCACCCGCAAGGTCCGGTTCCACCTGGACGAGGCCGAATTCATCGAGTGCTTCGGAGAAGCGGTCGAATCGGCCCTGGCCGTTATGCTCGGCGTCCTCCGGTTCACCCCCCAGAACGTCGAGGACGACAAGGTGATCTGGGGACCGATCCCCGTCATGGATCCCGCTACGGGAAAGGCCGTCATCGACCCGGCAACGGGGGAGCCCGTCGCCTCGAAGTTCGATTTCGTGAAGGAGACGACCAAGCGGGCGAAATTGAAATGCACCGTCGTCAACCCGCTCCTGATGCACTTCCCGCTCGATCGCTCCTGGATCATCGAGGAAACCCGGGTCCAACTCCATGAACTGCTCGAAAACGCCGAGCAGATCCCCTGGGAGAAGAAGGAACTCAACCGCCTGAAACGGGAGGACTACGAATCGGCCGCCCGCACCGAGGCCGACATTCAACGCCTCACGATGCTCAAGATCCGGGAGCCCAAGAACCGCTTTCGCAGGGAAGTGGTCCTGCACACCTTCTGGGGAACGGTGACGGACGCCAAGGGGAACGTGATCCAGAAGGACGGCCGGTTCATCGTCGCCAATCAGAAGTTCCTGCTCCTGAAACCGTCTCCCTCCCCGTACTGGCTCCGGAAACACCCGTATGTGTTCATCACGCCGCTGAAAGTCCTGTTCCAATGCATAGGCGCGGGAATGATCGACGGCATCCGTCCGATCATCAACGCTCTCGACAACCTCATCAACATCGCGGGCGACAAGGCCCTGTTCGCGCTCCTGTCGCCGTCCGAAGTGAACATCGACGCCCTGAAAGACCCGCAACAGGCCGAAGGCGGGCTCACTCCGGGAAAGTTGTTCAAGACCAAAGGACCCCTCGGCCAAGCCCTTCGCCAGATCCCGGCGTCGGATATTCCCCAGGGGACGTTCGTCCTCGCGGATTTCCTCAAAAACAGCGTCCAGAACTACACCGGATGGACGGAATTCATCCAGGGGATGCCGACGAACAAGGGCCAGGTGACGGCCACGGAAGTCAACCGGAAAACCGAAGCGTCCTCCCTGTCCTTCGAAAACATCGCGGCCTCCATCGAGAAGGGCGGCGTCATCGAGTCCGTCGAAGTCACGCGGGATTTGACCGTGCAGTATTTCATGGACCCGCTCCTGAATCCGGAAACAATCGACATTTTCAAGCAGGAGAACATCGACTTAAACGCCCTCCCCGAGGCCGAGAAGTACGCCTTCCTGAACAGGCGGTATCCGATCAAGGCGAAGGGCCTGACGGCCTTCTTCGACCAGGAGAAGGAGCGGCAGGACCTCCTGGGACTGATCGAAGTGTTCTCCAAGGTCCCGGCTCTCGTTCAACGCCTGAACATCGAGGAATTCCTCAAGCGGATCCTCCAATCGTTCGAGTGGCAGAACCCCGACATGCTCATCCTCCGCGGCCCCATGCCTCTCCCGGGCGCCGTGGATCCCGTTACAGGTCAGCCGCTACCTCCTGGGGCGCCCGCTCCGGCCGGCGCACCGGGGGCGCCCGGACCTGGCGCACCACCCCCGGGAGTACCGGGAGCCCCCACGCCCCCCGGAGCAGGGCCGATGCCCCCTGTAGGGGCGCCCATGCCGCAAGGGGGACCGATGGATCCGAACGTCGTCATGGAAATGCTCAAGGCCGCAGGAAGCAAATTCAGCCAGTAAAGGGGGAGTGAATGAACCAAGTCGAACGGGAAATTGCGTTGCAGTTCCGGATCCAGAGGGGACAGGCGATCAAGGAAATTCTCGCGTCGCCCGCGTGGACGGAACACATCGAGAAGTACCTCGCCGCGCAGAAGAAGATGTCGATCACCAAGTCTTACCAGGTGGTCGGGAACGAAGCGGAAGTCGCCTTCTGCCTCGGCGGCCACGCCGCGCTCGAGGCCTTCGAGGACGCCCTGAAAACCACCGCACAAGACGTCGACCTCACGTTGGACGACCTGCCGGAGGATTCCTCTCCGGACATTACGCAGTAGGGAGGATAAATGTTCAAAAACCTTCTACTCACCCTGGCCGAGCCCGGGTCAGAAGGTGGCTCCGGGGGGGGTGGCGCTCCCACGGAATCAGGACCTCCACCGTTGCCGTCTGCTTCCGCTCGGGAACGCATCTACGAACACGCCGATGCGAGCCCGAATTCCGGAAGCGAAGGCACAGAAGCCCCACCCGCGGCCCCCGAGGCCACGCCCAAGCCCCCGGCAAGCCCGGATTCGGCGAAGGCGAAGGACTCGGATCCGGCTCCGGCGAAGGGTGAAGGAACACCGGACCCCGTTGCGGAGAAGCGAGTAAAGGACGCACAGGCGGCTTTCACGAAAGGCCAACAGGACCTTGCGGCCGAACGGAAGGCGCGCAAGGAAGCGGAGGCCAAAATCGCCAAGGTGTCGAAGTACGTCGACATGGAAAAACTCGACGTGCACGACAAGGAGGAATCGGACAAGGAACTGGATCAGCCGGTAACGAAGCGGGACCTCGAAGCCCTCAAGGCCGCCCCGCCTCCTCCGGAAGATGCCCCCTCGGGGTCCACATTGGACGCCGAAACCCGGCAGAAGTTCCTCGACGATTACTACACGAAGAACGCCCACGTCAAGTCGTATGCGGATTCAGGAGAAGCATACGGGGTGTTCCTCAAAGCGGCCGAACGCTTGGGCCCGGAGATCGCGGGCCTGTCCGAACTCGACCAACTCGCAAAAATCGGGGAAGCCGTATCCGATCACTTCCGGACCAAGGACGCGGAACGGGAGCGACAGATCGCGGAACGGCTCAACACCAAGCGGTCCAACATCAGCGCCGGCGGGGGCCTGGACTCATCGGGCGCCCCGGGAACCGGGGAAGCCGAGGACGTCGGAGACGATCCGGGCGCGGAGATCGCGCACCGGAACGCCATGCGAAGTCGCGCCCTTCGGCCGACCCTCTAACCGACCTCAAGGAGGCCAAACGGAATAACAATGTCGATCGCTTCCAACTGGGTTAGCCAGGGATCCTACCTGGCGAATCCCAAACTCAGCCGTACCACCCGTCACGCGGCGCAAGCGGAGATGGTGTTCCGTCAGTACGCCGACGTGCAGGAGGAATTCGGCAAAGGCAAGGGCGACGCCTGGAACTTCGATCGGTGGGGGAATATCTCCACCAAGGGCGCGAAATTGGTGGAAACCGCCACCATGCCGCGCCGCTCCCACACCCCGTACAAGGGAACCGGGTCCGTCGATGAATACGGCAACGGACACGGGTACACGGGGAAACTCGAAGCCCTGTCGCAGTTCGACGAGAGCCAGAAGATCAACCGCATCCTGAAAAACGACATGGTGGACGTGATGGATTGCGAGGTAGAGGCAGAATTCGCCAAGGCCAAGATCGTGTACGTCGCGTCCTCGGCCACGGCCTACAACCTCTACACCGACGCCACGCCGACCCAGACCTGTTCCGTGTCGTTCGACGACTTCCACGCCAAGAACATCGTCGATTACCTGTACCAGACGATGAAGGCGCAGAAGTTCTCGGGCGGGTTCTACCACGGCATCCTCTCCACCCAGGCGGCCCGGGGTCTGCACGACAAACTCCAGGCGATCTGGATGTACACGAAGTTCCCGGTCAACGGGGAGATCGGGGCGTACTACAAGACCCGGTTCTCCATGAGCAACAACGCCTTCTCCAACGCGCAGGGCGTCGGTGCGGCGTTTGGCGAGGCGTACATCTTCGGCGCCGATACGGTCATGGAAGCGATCGTGATCCCCGAGGAGATCCGCTATGAAGTCAAGGACGTGGGCCGCGACAAGATGATCGCGTGGTACGCGCTCCTGGGCTTCAAGATCTTCTGGGCCGGCGATCCGGACAACTCGATCGTCAAGTTCGGGGGGGCCTAAACCATGAGTGACCTCCGAGGAAGATCCTATTCGGCAGTCGGAAACGCGAAGCAGATGCTCCGGCTTGCTTCTTCCATCACGTTAACCGGGACTTCGGCAGGAGGCGTCATCGCGGGCGCCCGTGTACGGATTCCCTTCAACTGCCGGATCATCGGGTGCTCCTTGTTCCTGACGACCGGCGGGACGGCCGCAGGGCCCGTCCTGAAACTCGAAACCTCCCTTGCCGGCACGGGCGCGCAGGTAGGTATCGGGACTCAGACCTACGGGACCCAGGCAGACGCGACCTTCTCCGCGATGGGTGTCACGGAGACGGAAGTCGCGGCGGGAGATGTCGTCTCCCTGAACGTCGTCGGCGGCACGATCGCGTCGACGCCGGTCGTCGGGTCGGCGATCCTGCACTTCATCGAATCCTTCGTCACCGCGTAGAAGGGTTCCATGTGATCGGGGGGCCCCTTCGGGGGCCCCTCTAAAAAAGGAGGAACGGTGGGGAAAACGCTCGTACTTCGATATGCGGCCTTCGGAGACTGGCTCTATGCCATGCCGACGATGAGGGCGCTGTTCGACAAGGGGGAAGAAGTCTACCTGCACACCAACACGAAGGGATACCAGATCTTCCAGAAGGACGACCGCTTGAAGGAATTGACGTGGTTCGAGGCGTTTCATCTTCCGAAGAAACACCAGGCGGCCTCCGTCGAAGGCGTGTGGAACGCTCTGTTCGAGCGGATCCGTCCGGATACTATCCTGCACCTGTCCAACACGATCGAGGGTTCCGGACTGGCCGGCCGGGAAAATCCGAAGCATTGGAACCTGTCGCTCAAGAATCGCCGGAGACTGCTCGGCCAGAAGCCGTTTGCCGTCATGCCGCTCGAACTCTATCTCCAATCGGAGAAGGACGCCTACCGGGAGATCGAAGATCGCGGCTACGCGCCGATCGCCTTCACCCATGATGAGATCAAGTGGGCCGAGAAGTGGCGGGACGACAACATGGGGAAGTTCATCGTCCTCATGCCCCTCCACGGAACGACCCTCCACAAGCAGTTCCCGCAATGCCGGGATTGGGCCGAGACGATCCTCAAGAAGTACCCGCTGTCTACGGTCTACCTCGCGGGAGACGGCCACGGGAAGAACGTCCCGTTCGGCTACGACGGCCGGGTTGCGAACACGATCGGCGCGCCGATCCGTCAACTGATCCTCATGGCGCGATACGCGGATCTGGTGATCGGACCGCCGACCGGACTCCTGACGGCTTCCGTCATGTGGGGAACGCCCCGGATCTACCTGGCGACGGACGCTTCCGTGCGACAACTGACCTACGGGGCGATCAACGACTTCTCGATCCAAGCGGACCTGTTCTGCTCACCCTGCAACCGTGCGATCTATCGCGCGGAGGACTGCTACCCGCCCGTCCGGGACGGCCTGTCCGAGTGCAGTTTCAACTTCAACAAGGAAGCCGTCATGTCCCGGGTGGATTTCGTGTACGACAAACTCCCGTGGCGGTTCTCGGGCAAGTTCCGGACGCCGCTCTACGTCTCCAAGGGCGAACCGTATACGGAGCGGATCGATTGGACGCCGGCGCCGGCCGTGGAGGCCGCGGGATGACGGCGATTATCTGGAACGAGAAAGGCCGGCCGGAGCGGAATCATTCCTACGTCCCGGAAGTGGAGAAGGTCCGGGACCTGTTTCTACCGTTCGTCCAAGGGGTCGGTCTCGACCTCGGATGCGGTTGCCAGAAGATCACCCGGGAGGCGATCGGAGTCGATTGCGACTTCATCCCGGGAACGACGAATATCGCCTGGGACTTGAACGAGGACCTCTGGCTCATCGCGCCGAGATCCGTCGACTTCATCTTCTCCGCTCACCTGCTCGAACATCTGGTGAACCCGGAATACCGACTCCCCGATTGGTGGTCGAAGATCAAACCCGGGGGATTCCTCTGCCTGTACCTGCCGCATGGGGATTTCATCGGGATCCAGAGCGACGAGCATATCTGGAAGCGCCTCTACCCGGAGACGATCCTCGAGTGGATGCGGGACCTGGACTATAAGAGGGTTCTCAACCTGGAACGCCCGAGGGATCCGGAACTGCCGGTGGAACGGCAGGAGTATTCCTTCGCCCTGATCCTGCGCAAGGACAAGGGGGCGATCCAATGACCTGGGACATCAAGGCGCCGTACGTTCCGGAAGTGGAGAAGTGCCGGCCGCGCCTTCTCCGGTACTGCAAGGGCCAGGGACTCGACCTGGGGTGCGGGTCGAAGAAGATCAAGGATTCGGCGATCGGATGCGATCTCGGGAAGGGCGGCGACAGCGCGGCCGACTTCGCAATCGACCTCGAGTGCGGCCTCACCCTGTTCGCGTCGGACACCTTCGATTTCATCTTCTCGTCGCATTACCTCGAACATGTCAAGTCCCCCAGGGGATTGCTTCGGGAATGGTGGAGGGTGATCCGACCGGGCGGGAACCTCGTCCTGTACCTTCCTCACGCGGATCTCTATCCGAGGATGGGCCATGAAGGGGCGAATCCGGACCACAAAAACGATTTCACCCCGGAAATGATCCTCGAAATGATGGAGGAATTCGCGTCGTTCGAGATCCTGGTGAACGAAACCCACGCCGAGGGAGACGAGTATTCCTTCGAACTGGTGTTCAAGAAACTGGCCTCCGTGCCCGGGCTCAAGGTCGACAACCGCTCCCTGCCCCTCCCGGACCAGAAAAAGGCCCTGGTGATCCGGTACGGGGGCATCGGAGACGCCATCATTGCAACGCCGGTCCTCCGGGCGCTCAAGCAGGAGGGGTATCACGTCACCTTCAATACCTCCGACAACGGCATGCAAATCGCCAAGCACAACCCGAACGTCGACCAGTTCCTCTATCAGGCGATGGATGAAGTGCCAAACGCCGAACTCGAGGCGTACTGGAAGATCCTGTCGAAGGGGTACGATCGGTTCGTCAACCTCTCCGGAACGCTCGAGGAATCCCTCCTGGCCGTCAAGGAAAGCCCGGAGTACGACCTTTCCGACGACGAGCGGCGGGCGAAGTACGGGAACATCAACTATTACGACCACGCCTTGAAGGTCGCGGGGATCGACCGCCGCAAGGAGAACGGCGAGATGTTCTTCTCCGACGACGAAGAAGGACTCGCCCGGATCTGGCGAAAGACGTTCGAGGGCCGGTTCATCGTGATCTGGGCTCTGGGGGGCTCCGGTCCCCACAAGCGATTCCCCTACGCCGCAATGGCGATGGCCGAATTCGCTCGGATCAACCCGGAAGTCCTGTTCATCACCGTGGGCGGCCACGCGGAGAAACTGCTCGAACTGGCGGCCGACGACAACCCCAACTATATGCACCGATCGGGACGGTGGGGCATCCGCAACACCGCGATCGCGGTCAAGTACGCGGATCTGGTGATCGGACCGGAAACGGGGACGCTGAACATGGCGGGGTGCTTCGATACCCCGAAAATCTGTATGTTGTCGCACTCGTCCTGGGCGAACCTCTGCAAGCATTGGAAAAACGATTACTCCGTCCAGTCCCGGTACAAATGCTCTCCCTGCCACAAGATGATCCTCTCGATGAAAGAGTGCCCGGTCAACGAGCAATTCAAGGTTTCCGCGTGTGCCGCGGAATACGATCCGTCCGATCTCATCCCAAAAATGAAGGAGGTATTCAGAAAATGGAGACGCACAAATTCAACCCCGATCGCCCTTCCGGGATTGGCGTCGATGGAAACCAACGATGGATCACTCAAGGCCCGTGGAAGTTTGATCCATTAACGAAAGAACTCCTGCCGGGGCAGATCCCCACGGAGGTTCCCGTGGAGGCGCGCGAGGCGCCGATCTCCGAGACGGCCGCGGGGGCAGAACTTCCGGATCTGACGGAAGAAGATATCCGGGCTCAGATAGCCGACCCGACCGAACCGGAGATCGTTCCCTTCCCGGAAGGTAAGCCCGAACCGGAGGGAGGGGATGGGGAGTCGATCGCCTTCAAGGCGTCCCAGGTAGCGGAAACCTTCACCGCGGGGAAGAAGGGCAAGAAGGGAAAAACCGATGGCTGAATTACAGACGACCACCACGGGGGTATTTGCGGGGAAAATCCTCACCGAACTCGAGGATGGAGTCCTCTCGAAACTCGGGGAGCCGGCGCAGACCTTCACGCGCTACACCCAGGCCGAGGTGGACGCCTACCTGAATACAGCCCTTCGGAGTTTCAGCGTCCGGACACGGCTTCTAAAGACGAACGCGATCACGATCTTAAAAAGCGGGATCCGGTACTACAAACTGCCGACGAACTTCATCGACTTCGTGAACCCTCGGTGGATCGCCCGGTACAGGGACGCCGGGGGCACCGGCTACACCCGCTTGGAGCGTACCTCCGTGCAGAAACTCGATAACGTCTCCGGCACCTGGCGGGATGAAGTGGGAACCCCGAAGGGGCTGTTCCTCGGGCCGGTGTACGGCAATACCCGCATGGTGGGGGTCTATCCGCTACCGGACGCCGATGGGGCGACCTACGACGTCTCGCAGGATACCGGCGTGGTGGTTTCCGGGTCGAACGTCTCGATCGGGAACAATGTTACCGGCGTCCACAAGACCGGGGAATCCTCGGCCTTCTACGTCGACACGGAGGGACGGGACTTGGCCGCCCTGGGCGTCATGGTGGGAATGGTCATCGAGAACTTAACCGATGGCTCCAAAGGGGCGATCACGGCGATCGGGGACTCCGAGGC